TCTCTGTTAGTAGTAATTTCAAAATCTCGTACTCTGGCTAAATGTCTAAACCTAGAATTAACAGTTTTTATGGTTACATCTTTAGAAGCACTAGGAGTTACAAGCGTTAAAGCATCTGACTGCCTTCCTGTTATCGCTTTTGCAAAAGTATCAAATAATCTAATCCCACCCATCTTATCTACATAAATATACCAATTCCCATCTGGATGATTATGACCACTAACCAACTCTAATGTGCTTTTATCAACTGTTGCAATTTCTACACGATCTCCAGTAATCAACGATCCAGAAGACCTATCAACTGAAAATCGTTTTGATCCTGTATTTACATCATGCGGATCTAACTTTGTTTGCAAGGCAGACAATAAAGTATCTCGACGAATTTCTACGTCGCCATGTTGTCCAAAATAAACAGCCACGATTAGGTAGTAAGAGTATTACCAGTGGTAGGAGCACCGTCAGCTTCCCAACTGAAATCAACAGATGAAACTTCTCCTACAGAACTACTCATGGAAACTGATGTGATATACACACCAAATTCAATATCTCTTGCATTTGTACCATCAGAAGCTTCTTCTAATCTAAGTTTTAAAGTCACCTTGTCTGATTCAGTACCACTATTTTTTATAGCTGCTGTTAACAAGGCACTAACATTAGGAGCCTCGGTAGGACCAGGAGTATAGTAATAAGCTCTTGCACTACCTGAATAACTTCTAACCCCTGGCTTTAGTGTTCTATCCGTATCACCCATTGCTGTGATCTCAAGAACAGACATTGACTGGGAAAAGCTCCAGCTCTGTAGTTGAGCAATCTCCACTGTCCCTATAAGCAGTTTCCCGTCTTTTCCACTGAAATACTTCGCCACAGCCCTAAATTAAAAACATTGCGTTTATTCTACGGTGAATCGAGACAAGCGACAAAAGAACAGCTCACATTGCTCAAACCTTTAAAGGTACTTGTAACAGTTGGAGGCCCAGAATAACGCCATTTCAAACCTGATCCATTAGTCTCTCTAAAATAATTACGAAGAGTTGAAGGTTCCATCCCTGACGTAGCAAAACCACGATTAAAAGTCACATAATTCCACTCTCCATTTACATCTTCATAATTATCTAAAATCAAAGCAGCATCAGCATCAGAAATATTTGAAAAACCTAATTGTAATGTGGCATTTACTCTTTTATTACCAAAACGTAAATGTGTCTTTGTACCATCTAATGATTCAAAATCTGTACTTGGATACGTCCCAGGAGAATAACTTCTGGAAGTTGGCTTAATGGTTGGAAATGGTTTTTCTGTTGCCATTGTGTTTTATGCGAAACGTGAACCGTCATTCCATCCTTGCAATATAGCCAACTTCCCATCTTTTCCACTGGCATCTATATCAACCAACGGTACATGTGATCCTGATAGTTCAATCAACCCATCATCTCCAAAGGTAATACTTTCAACCTTATAACATTGATTAGTTTTATTATCTTCTTGAATTGTAAATAACGAACCAGCGTAAGGCTCTAATACCTTTGAGTTGTTGAAATTTACACTCGTAGCAAAATCAACTTCTGTTTTACTGGAGTTCCAATAATAAATATTATGTGTACCTGTAATCGTATCTTTACTTACAACTTTTCCTCCTTCAAGAATTGCTCCATTTTTAAACCTACTTGTGTGCTGTGTTGTTGAAAATACCCTTATATAATCTCCTGGTTGTAATCCTTCTATGTAATGAGGAGCCGTTTTAAACGTAATCAAATGTGTTGTCTTCTCTCTTGCACTTAAAACATATTTACCAAAATCCTTAGCATGTTTTTCGCTAGTACAAAAACCGCTTAAATCAAAAGTTTCAACAGGGTCATTTTCATGCTCAGCTCCAGCTAATTTAACTACAATTGATTTTGTTTCTGTAAAACCATATATTTTTTCATGTCTATATAAGATATTTGCTTGAAATGTTTGTCTGTCTTCTGGAGCGATATAAGATACATTTAAGTCATTGATATTTCCATCAGTAAATAATGCACTAATTTTAATAGCTTGATCTGGCTCGATTTCATAACTACCTGCTTTATAAGGAACAGAAGGCTTAAGACTAAATTTACCTCCAATAATTGTAAAATCTAATAAACAATAAGTTGCCTGCTCAAATATAAAATCTCTTAAATTAACCTTATTAGAAATCATTCCATCCCAAAAGAATTTATTTGCTTTACAAAATCTCGCAGCAAGTGTCATATCTTCTTTATTTACGGAATCCTCATTAATAATTGCTCCTGCTCCTAAAGTTTTATCTGTTAATAAGGCATAAGCAATATCTGGAAATAAATGTGTCGGACCATCTACATTATCTATTAAACGATGAACTTTAATTCCTTTCGTAATGTAAGCAGAAAACTGACTAAAATTTGTCCATTCTTTTGAACTATCTATTTGTAATGCTGCATAAGCTAAATCGTTATAAGTAGAAGTTGTATCTTTTATTATTTCATTACAATAAACGATCTCATGCTCTGGTCCGTCTAAATGACTTGATCTATCTCCATTAAAAATCCAATAATCAGAAGCAGCGTCAAAAGGATTTAACTCTATGTCTTCAACAACTTCACGCTTAAAACCTTCAACATTAACTGTAAATTCTTGAGGGAAAAGAATAGTGTCTGAATCTTCATCATCTGGATTGAGAGAAACCCCTGGAATAATGACTGTATCGTTATTACTATAATTAGAACCTGTACCTTCAATATACGACCATTCAGCATAAGTTTGTTTTGTTGATCTGTTATACCAAAGATTTAATGTAACCTGTGCTCCACCACCACTTGTATCATCATCACCTCCTAAAGTTACTGTTTGTGGATAGCTTGTTTCGTCGTCGTCATCTAAAGTTACTTGATTAGCCTCTACTTGAATTACTTCTTGTTGAGCAACATAATATACATCTGGTCTTCCTTTTGGATATCCTGGAGTTATCGGATGTCCATAACCTGGATCATTAGCATCTTGTCCTGAACCAGGGATTCTACTATCTATCACAGGATAATATTTTCCTCCCCTTTGACTTTCTTTATTGGTGTAATGAAATTCAACCCCAGTAACAGTTTTACAAATATCAGAACTACTTCCAGGGTTTTGAATACCACCAAAGATAGGTGAAATATTTGATTCGTTATACGAACCAACAACAACATTACCCCATGCAGGTCCGTCTTTTTGTTCTACATTTTCTGTGACATGATCGGGGTTTATATATAAATTAAATAATAAAGATGTACCTGCTCTTAAAATTAAAGTATGGTGTTCACCCGTTATATAAGTAGGTTGACTATAAGATCCTGTGGTTCCTGTTCTATAAACACTTGTACCGTCGGGAGAATAATATCTTGTCCATTGTAATTGTGTTTCCCCTGTATATTTAATCAAATAAGCATTATCGTCACTACTATATTGACCGTTTGAATTTATATTTTTTATAATACCTCTTGTTGACACCCTTGATGTAGAACCAGTGTATGCAGGATCATCTGGATCAGTTATATCTGAATGACCTAAGTTCCATTCCTCATTACTTAAATCTTCTTTTGTTAAATTTAATTCTTTAATTCCTGCAAATTTAACTACAACATCTTGAATAGCTGATTTAAAACTTGGAATATCTGCTGCTTTAATTGCATTGTTTGAATCTAAAAGATTAACTTTAATAGTGCCATTACTAATTACTGTTTTAATAACATCTGCTCCAGACCATGGTAAAAACCTATACTCATGCTGAACTTTTGGATGGTCAATTCTTATATAGTTATATTGAAATTCAGGACTGCTTCCTCTAACACAAAACAAACCACTATGACCTGGATTTTCATCAGGATCAGGAACAACATCTTGCCAATCTGGAATTGGATCTAATCCTGCTTGTCTTATTTGAAGTTTGAAGAAACTATATCTTTTAATATATTTATTAACATTCCCTAAACTTAAACTAGATTTTCCTCCATAGATTTCATCTAAATCTGCTTCTGTTGGTTTACTATTAACATTTGCAAAATTCATTTGTTTGAAAACTTTGGACTTCAAACCTATTTCTGTTATATCACAATCCCTATTGTCAGAAACCGTTCCAATAGCAGCTTTTTGTAACGTATATGTTTTTGCGGGATCGTTTAAATCATCTTCATATTGTTGATAATAGAATTTATCTGATCTTCTAAAAAGCTCAAAATATTTTCCAGTATTGTCATACCAATCGGGGTTTTCTACATGATTTATTAAAGTTTCGTTTGGAACACATTGTATCTTCCCAGGCTCAAGTACTTCAAAGGTGTACGCATTATCAGTTTTACCGTTTTCCCAAGGGATGCTGGAAGCAGAAGTACACCTTACTAAGGCTGTTCCAAGCATATATTGTTCACCAAAAGATATATCAGTATCAGCAGTTTCTCTCATCGTTTGACTTATAGCATCAACATCTCCAACTCCATGCTTCATGTAACCATGGTCATCTCCCCTCTTCTCTGTCCAGTTATCTTGATAAGCTCTATTGTCACCAGGTTCTCCCTCTCCAACTATTTGATAAGAAACTATTGCGTTTTTAGGAATATTTTCATTACCTAATTTAATTTGAGTTGCATTACTAGAACCTATATTTTCAATTTTTATAAATCCTGCTCTTGCAGGCCATTTACCTAGATTTTTCCTTCTTTTAGCAAGTGTTTGTCTTGCAGGTGGAACTGTATCATCATCTAAATCTGGAGATATGCGAAGCAACTCATAAGGCAACCTAAAATAAGTAGCATTAGGAATAGGATTACTTACACCAAAAATTGCTTGAGTTGTAGGATTTCTTGTCCCTGAAAACCATTCTTGATTGTCAATTTTAAATTTTTGTTTATTGTTTTCATCACCTTTTTGAATAAAAGGAATATTGTCATCTACCGTATTATTTACTTTTGCTTCATTATAGTTATGCAGTAATAAATCACCGATGGCATAACCTTTAAATTTTGGAACCTCATATAACTCACCTAAAGAAAACATTCCTAGTATTTTTAACTGTTGATAACGACCCAAGCTAATTATTTGTGACCATAAAAGTTGAGAATTAACTCTTACTCCACCAAAACCATCTTCATCATTAAAATCAGCAAAGACAAGAGGAATAATATCTCCTAAATTTGCTAAATCTTGAACACTATTAAAACTAAATTGAGGAGCAAATCTTCTCGTACCAGCAATATCAGCCGTTCTTCTATTTGATCCTTGGCTTGTGTCTGGTTTAGGTGTTAACAGATATGCAATAACACTTAAAGCAACACCAACTAATATTGATCCAAAGACAGTTAAACCACCAGACGCAACTCCACTTACAAATATTGCTTGAGGCATATTTACAATCTCTGGAATATGCTCATAGCCTTTTGGTCTTTCTTTTGACTTAGCTGCTACCTGTTCAACAAAATGCCAATACTCTTCTTCTGTTATGCCAAGGAGGTTACACAGATCTGCTTCCGTTGGAAGTAACACCCTTCTACCAAAAGGTTGTCTAGCGGACACCAAATCACCACCTGGCCTCCGAATGTTTTTCGGTAACTCAGCCATCCTTCCTCGTAATAAGCAGCCATGCCATAACCATCATCTGATTTACATAGACCAATTGTTCCTAGTTTAGGGGGTGATTCAACTCCCCACCGATTTAATTCTTCAAAAAAGATACTATAGTCTTTTCTCTTTAACCTTCGATACCAATTACGCTCTCCTTTTGGAACAGTAAAACCATAATGACCTAATACTGTACGAACCAAAGATAAGCAATCACCAGTTCCATGCTTAATAGGATCAG